GATTGTCATTGCGTACCTGTATTGCTGTTCTGGCGTTCTGATCTTTTTGTGCAACAACGAGTTCGGCCGGCGCAGCAGTCCCGATGCCCACGTTGCCTGCAGGTGTAATCGCTACTCTGTCGCCATTATTATAGAACTTAAGGTATCCAGCGTCAGCACCAGAGCCGTCGTTATAAATACTCCAATCCTGCACACTATTATTGATTGCCAATACGGCGTTGAGTGCGCCCGCTGTTTGGATTTTTGCGGTAATTACGCCAGTGCTGTAGGCATGGAATAAAACATCCGGCGCAGTAGTCCCAAGGCCAAACTTACCCATTTTAATAAATGACGCGCTACTGCCATAGGTCGTGCCAAGGTACTGGTTCTCAATAACCGTCTTGAGCGTGTTCTCAATGTCGGTTTGCCAAGGCGTTGTACCAAGGCCAGACGTGCCCGTTGTCGCCCCCGTGGTAAAGCCATATGCAAGGCCGCTTACTGAATCAGTTAATGTGTATGCATTCGTGCTCATAATGTCTCCTTAAGTATTCGGAACGCCGCCCCAATTTTGGCCCCAGCGTAAACCCCAGCCTGTGCGCTCAATGCCTGCCCGTATTTGTTTATATGAATTATAGTTACTCGCTACCCCGCTACCGGGATTTAGGTTATCAAAACGCAATGCCTGTAACTCGAATGATACCTCGGTGTCAGCCAGTGCGCTGAATTGTAGTGCCTTCGCCACGGTATAGTCCCATGACGTCGTGGTGCGCTCTAGGAACTCAAAGCCCAATAGGTTATCCGTGGTTCCATAAATGGCCATTAGATAACCGTAACTACTGCTATTGTCTACGGTGGTAGATACCTCTGTGCCTTGACTTACGCTTGCATCATCTTGGTTTAATATCTGTGTCTGGCACAATCGGTTTCGATGCACCCAATGCATAGATAGAGTATTACTGGCATTGACTGGCCCTGTTGACCATTCCTCTGGTGTCCCTGCGCCATCCTGCGTCCTTATCTTTGCAGGTGGATATGGCGCACGCTGCATAGCAACTGATGGCAATTTATAAACTAATGTTTGCGCGTCGCTTGTACCGAGTATCCCACGGGCTGTATGCGGCGTCAGTTTTAGATTCTGCGTACTGTCATGCTCAAACGCCCTGTTAATTAGTCCCCCGCCATAAGTCAGGAACCATATGCGATCACTGGCCGCGTGATCTATTGGCGGCGTATGGAAAGCCCCTCGCGTCACTCCGTTTATTCGATAGTTATCACCTGTGCTAACTATGGTCTTGAAAGCAATGAACTCCATGTCTTGCGTAAGCCAAAACCCCATACTATTACCCGTCCCAATAACTGCTATGTTCTTTTCAAGTTGATACGTCAGGGTGTCTTGAATTACGTCCATGTCGATAGGATTAGTAATCAAGAGTGTGTTGCTATTGTCAACTGCGTCAGTCTCTTTAGGATACGCGCTTGACAATACCCCTGTCGGCATAAAGTTCATGTCTTCATTGAGTAACGTAAAAGCCATTATGAACTACTCCCGTACACATCAAAACTGTCACAAGATGAGTTAGGCTTTGCCGCACACATCATTACCCGCACGACATCGTTTTCTGTAAGATTGAGTTGAGGAAAAATATTCTTGTTAATATAAAACCAGTATGGTAATTCGTAGGCATCCTCAAACGACACCGACTCTGGACGCCGAATAGGATTAACCCAGCCAGGCGGTGGCGGCGCAGAATAGACAGCGGAGGGCAAACTGTACTTATCCTGCACCGCCGTAATTTCAATAGCGTCCTCAACTAAGCCGCCATAATTTATGTTCACCACGCGCATTACAAGGTTGGTCACGCCGTAGCCAGTGTTTGTCCATTTAAATAACTGACCCGGCGTGAAGTCCCAAGCGTCGCGGTTCGCGTTAATGTTAACCTTCTTTAACGGTTGCGAGCCAGCCAACAGCAAACGCTGTGCGCCAGCCGCCGCGTTAGCAAACGTAGTAAACCCGCGTAACTTTGCAGATTTTGGTACAATCTTATTTTGCAAGTTCATGTTGCCAAGGTCTTGAGCAATCGCCGGACGGTCTTTGTAATCAGCGTCGCGGTCAATAAATGTAACACTCACCTCATTGATGGTCTGATTCCAATGGCTTGAGGTAAACCCGTCAGCGGTGCAATTAGTATCGTCAAGCGTATCCAATGTGCTTACATCATAGTCTGCGCGAATCAGGGTAATTTCAATCAGCCCCGATTGCAAGTTGAAATACATAATAGCGTCAATGTGCCGAAGTATTTCGTTTATCATTTCAGTTACAGACGTGCGCTGTTCAAACTTAATTGAGACGCCTGTGCCTTCGGTGTATAAAGTGTTTGCCGCTGCCAGGAAACTGGTTCCACTCACTAGACTGGCGGAGATGCCCGCGCCGTTGAGGTTGTCGGTTAGCAGTGAATAGATGATCTCCATTGGGTTGCAGTCGCCCGAATTAACATTAAACTTATCGCCAGCATTGTACGTAGCGTCGGAAGTTCCAAAAGCGTCAGAGGTTCTAAAGTGCCGAAGCACCGCGCTAATCTTTGGCATCGTGCCGCCAGTGCCGACATAGAAGTAGCGGAATATCGCGCCGATGTATCCACGGAATGCGGGGATAGTATCTTGGCTTCCTAACTCCAGTATCCAGGAACCATTCACGCTATCCCAATAATGATTAGCACCGCTATCTTTATCGTATGTACGTAACCCATAATCAGGCGCTATAAACGTCCAGCTGATTATTGTCCCGTTAGTTGATAAATTAGGTTTTGCAATCTGTAAATCATGGCCACTCCATGCGCCCGTACCAGTTCCACTAACACGCCAATAATATTCAATCCCGAACTCAAACCCAGGAACGATACCCGATGGCGGTGTGTTGGTTATTTCCTCAAGAATAAAGTCGGCCTGATTATTTGTGCCGGAGTCATCCCGCTTCATCGCTGTGCGTAGGTATGTACTCAATGCTTGGTTGCTCAACCCCGCCTGTAAGTCAACTAAGTCCGCGTTAAACTTAATGAACGGCGGCCCGCTGCCGAAGCCCCCGCGCCCACCATGCTCATTACCACCGAATAAATGTGGATTGATAATAGATATTTGAGTATCTAATTGTGGTGTACTGTTCTCCCATGCCATCTTATCGTTGGCGCGAAATTGCAAAAAACCATCACCGTTAGCAGAGACAAGTGGCCCGTGCCCATAGATACAGAAGAAGTCTAAGTACCAATCCCAAGCAGCGACAGCGCCTTCCTCTTTGTACGCTCGCGGATCAACGTTGCCATACCATACTATATTAGGCGATATCTCAACCGTTCCAAACACCAGCGGCATCACCCTGTCCTCTGTCGCGGTCGGTACATCAAAGGTGTCACCGCTTGGGGCTTCGGCCTCTTGTGGTGAAGCGCGATTAAGGATATATGATATGCCAGCAGTCGCCGCGCTGATGGCCGCGCTGATTGCAAACATTGCCCACATTGATAACATTATATCAACCCATCCCTGAACGGATCGCGGCGCGGCACATATGGATGCCCGCCATAGTTCAGCGTGTTGCCAAACTCGCCGCAAGCATTGAATGTATGCGTGTCGCCACGGTACAGGCTCAAGGTATCTCCAGTGCTCAGGTCATCAAACGGGAAGTGCAAGGTCATTGTACCGCCGCTACTCGCCGTTACTGTTCGCCATTCCTTGTTTGTACTGTACGCCATGCCGCCCTTGAATACATCATCTGCCAGCGCCACAGCCTTTGCCCCCGCCGTTGACATACCGATGTCATTGCCGGTTGAGATGCTGGCTACTGTCGTATCCCATCTATACTGGAAGCCAGTGGAGAGTGAACCCGTACTTGTCGCTGTGCTATCCTTGTTAAGCCCACACTGCGTACTGTATGTACGATGCGGACAAAGCGAGCCGAATGTGTAATTCCCCCACTCGCGCTCAATTTTAAAAGTTATCGGCCTTACCTCGATGTTCGCCCACGGATAACTCCATGAGGCCATCTGCGCCGTACCCAGGAATATTGTTTTGACATCGCTAGACGCACCATCATGGTATCGGTAAACACGCAAGTTTAGGTCTGTCGACGGTGGCAAGGATTGGAACAACACCGCTACCGGGTTGTCCTCTTGCGCCTGTATCACTAATGACGGAGCTTGCCCATCCTGTGAAATTGATATTGAGTTACGCTCGCCAGCAATCGCCGTGTATGTTTCGTTGCCGCTACCAGCATTATAAACAACGTCACTTATCGAATTGGTGTAGGTGTACGAGGTAGTATCGTTATAAAAACGGTACAACTCAATCGGTGCGCCGCTATATACTGATTCTTCTTGTGTCTCATATCCCATTAGCCTACCACCAATCGCGTATTGAATGCAACATTAGCCTGCGTGTTAGTATCCCACGCAAACTCTATAGCATCGGCGTCCAGCCTTGAACGCTGTAAAAAACATATCTGTTTGAAAAAAGATGTGCTTGCTGCAACTCCCAAGGCGGAGTCAAGTGTCAACACTTCGGTATCACCTGCACCCGCGCTCGATCCAGTTATGCGCCGATTGATAAAGGTATCGTCATCTTTAATAAACGCAATGTCCTTGTGCTCTGTATGCTCCGTGTAGTAATCGCGATATTTAATATCAGTAATCGTAACGGTGCTATCGCCACTACTCGCCGCGCTTGCTAATTGTGCATCATCCTGGAACGTCGGCATCCAGAACGGGCGAATCCTGCCAGTCCTGCGGTACAGCCATTGCCGCAATGTCCATATGTCGGCGCGTGTACCCTTGACGTATTTCAATGAGCGTACCTTGTCTGGGAAGTCGGAGCGTGTATCCACCACAACCGGCCCCGTCTGTCCGTCAACTTCGGCCCTGTCCCAATCTATTGAGCGTGATAGTGGCTGCGCTATTGTTGGCCTATCAGTGAACAAGTCCAGCGATTGATACGTAGTCGCCGCCACGCCCGCCGTCACGTTGACATTATCAGTTAGCCTAAAGGATACTTCAGCCGTTGCTTGGTTGTGCATCGGATTACCGATATTCGCGGGCTGGTTAATTGTCGCTGTGTGCGCTGGCATTACCCAGGCTTCAGTAGTCCATGCGCTCACCATGCCGGTTGTATGTATGCCGCTGGATGAAACGCTGGTTATCGCAATCTCTTCATGCGTTTTGCTATCACTCCACATTACCAGCGAGGCATCGGTTGAGTACAATGCGTTTGCCGTCGCCACTGTAACAAACGTACTCCCCGCTGTGGTCGCTGTACCTAACTGTGTCGCGTCAGTCCATAGCGGTAATGTTAATGCGGTTGTTTGATGCTTCCAGACAAAGCCATCGAAACGCGGTATCTGTGTGTCAATGATCGAGTGTCTATAGGTGTAGAACTGTCGCGGTATTAACCGCTTTTTACTGCGCTGCTCAGTATGATCCTGGGACGGACTAATTGATGTCAGCCATGAGAGGCGTTCGGTAATTCCGAGCAACGGTCTGTATGGATACATTGTCATTATGCTAACATTGCCTTAATCGCATTGCGGTTCTTGGCTATGGTATTGATGGTAACCTTTTCGCCACCGCTTGCGGCCATCTCGTCATGCACAACCTTGGAATCCCAAACATTAATATTCTTAACCATGAACGATCCACCGCCACCGCCAGCCGCGCTTAATGTGCCTTGCGGCCCGAAGGGTGTTGACACTTCTGTGCCGGGTAAAAACTCACCAGAGCCACCAACGCCAGTTTCGCCGGGCATCAGATTACCAGCGAACGCGCTCAATAACGAACCAACAATCTGCGCCGCGAGTTTATTTAGTAGCAATCTATTGACCGCCGCAAGTATTCCTTGCACCGAGGCAGTTACTGCGCCTTGGATGTTCTTCATGTTCTCCTGGAATACTTCAAAACCGCGCACTAATGATGACTGGAGGCTACCACTCAGGCTGTCTAATGTATTGCTTGTGGCCTCAGCTGTCTTGATAACATTGTCTCGCAAATAACCGGAACTCACAGTTGCCGCATCGTACTGGTCAGCCAACCGCGCAAACAATAGCCCGTAGGCTTCGGCTGTAATCGTGCCGTCCTTTTGACGTTCTTTAATATCATCAACAGCGTCGCGGAACTCCATCGCCGGGGTACGCACTGATTCCATTAACGCCTTGCCCTCTGCCATCCGTTGATTCCATTCAGCCTCTATTTTTGCGGATTCAGTAAGCGCGTCAAAAAGCACGTCAAATAGACGTTCTTGCTCTTTTGAAATAGCCGCCAATTCCTTCGCTGTTTGCCCTACTGGTGGCGCTGTCGGCGCAACCGGAGATTCCTTCTTGGGTTGTCCTAGTCCAGCAAAACCAGCCCCAAAAGCCATGCCCCCAAAGTCACCAAGGGGCGTGTCCTTTTTCGTCTTTGATAACCTTTCCCATGCGTCAGCAAGCGCCTCCACTTGCGCTATAACATTTACGCCGGAAATAAAAAACCGAAACTTTGAGCGCGTGAGTGTTTCGATACTAGCGGCAGATTCCTGTATTGATTTAATTAAAAAGCCGAAGAACTTTATAACCGCCTTGAGTGCAGGTATTAGGTTTTCCATGAACGGAATAAGGTCTTGATCTAGCTGGTTTTTTAATATTTTAAACTTGTCAGATAAAGTTAATGTCACCTTTGCCGCCTTATTGATACTCTCTGTACTCTTGTCAAGAGCCGTTATCATGTCCTCGATTTCAAAGCGCCCCTCACGCACTGCCCCGGCTATGTCAGCCCCCGCCCGTGTACCAAAAACCTTAGACGCAATTATAGCACCTTCACTCGCTGTCTTAGCATCCTTGATGGCTTTCGTTATATCCTCGAATGCCTTGACCGCATTGCCTGTCTTGGCAAGTTTATCAATACCGATTTTCAAGCCACCCATGACAGCCTCAACGTTGACGCCTTCCTTTTCAAACTTGGCAATCAGCGCCGCCGCCTCCTTGAACTCAAAGCCAAGGGTACGTAGTGGTACACCGTAAGACACTATTAGGGATTGCAGTTTTTGAAGTGGTATGCCTGTTTTCTGCACAGTCTTAAATAGAAAGTCTAATGTGTCGGACTGCTTATCTGTGGCAATACTCCAGTCACCAAACACCCGCGTTAATTGCGCAACGTTAGTGGATACATCCGTTTTCGTAATACGTGATAAATCGAGGAACTGCTTGGCAAGTTTTTCAAGAGACTTCCCCGTCTGCCCAGTACGGGTATTTAAATCAGCAATAGCAACAGATACTTGTTCCGCAGTCTGTGGAACTTGGCGCATGAGACTCTCGAAGTTCTTTTCCAGTGCCTTCAACTCAGCCCCGGTTGCACCAGTGCCAACGCGTATCGTGGCTGTCGCTTTCTCGTACTCTACCGCAGCCCTAACAGCAGACGCACCTATACCCACCAAGGCCAAGCCAAAGCCAGCAACAGCTGTTTTACGCATCTTAACGAGCAGCTTGCCCAATTGCTCGGACTTCGTCATTACCCGCCCCATACCTTTTTGGAATTGCTTGGAGTCAACCCCAACTTGCACTAGCATGTTAGCAATCGTCGCCATCTTTATATCCTATCAAAAACTGTTCGGCCGTAAATGGATCGGCCTCTTTTGCTTTGTTTACGTTGCAAAGAATTGACGCAACGATACCCGCGTGGATATTGTCCCGCTCCGCGCCGAATGGTTCTATCGAATAGTACGCTCGCCATTCTGCTAACTCCCTGCTACTGATTCGTGTCAGTAATTCTGATACAGTGCAACCCAGCGCCAGGGCTAGTTTGAAGGTGAATCGTCGCCCTGGGTTGCATCGGAGTTTTTTTCCAGTTCCTCAACGTCAGCATCAGTAATACCGCTCAACTGTTGTGCGACTGCAAAGACCTTATCAAGTTCAGCCGCCGACTTTGCGCCTAGCATTATCATCTGGTCATCCGTAAATAACCGCTTGCCGCTGTTGTCGCACGCCGCCAAGCATACGAGCCGCGCCCGCATGTTTGACTTGATGTCAGTCTTGCCCTTGCCTTTAAACTCGATACACTGCCGCTCGTAGTCATCGCGCTCTTTGCCGCTCAAACTACGGACGCGCACAGTACCGCCCCAAGCCGCCACCTCTTGATACTTAATGTCCTGCGCTTGTAGAATCTCCTGCGCTCCTAGAAACTTAACTTCTTTTACCACTGTCCTACCCTCTCTTTCTTAACTTGAGCGCGTCAATGCGCCTGTGCCTGTGTACGTTACCGATGTCTGCGCGGCCTCGCCGTGAGCGTTGCTGACCGGTGAATATGATGCTACGTGAACCGTCCCACTGTAAAGTGGGTTAGCCGTAGCCTGTGCCGCCGTGGTCGCCTTCACCTGAATCGTCGGTGAAGTTGTACCATTGGCAATCGCCCAATTCAGCGCGTCAACGTTGCCGCTCGCAAAGTCCTGGAAGTAATTAACCGTCATACTCCACGACTTTACGCCCGATAAAAACTCACTCCAGGTATCACCCATCGCTGTAGCGTCCGGTAAATCCTTGTCAACCGTCACCTCGATTGACTGCACATGATCGGTAATTGTGCTGCCAGTTAGAGTAACGTATCCCGCTGTTAGAACAAACTTAGCCATTGTCTCGTCTCCTTATGCCTGTATTGCCATTGTTACTAATGCTTTAAATGTTTCAGTGCTTCCTGTGGTTGTGTAAGTCGCCCGCCAGTAAGTATCAGTTATCGTAGAGGTCACTGTTTTAAGTTCAGCGGTGCGGCCTGTGACTGTCGTAAATGTCGCCTGTGTTGAAGGGCTTGCAAATCCATCCGCGTCATCTGACTCGATAACCACAATGAGCGTTTCCGCTGTGCCTGTAACTGTGGATACATGCAGTGCGAAGTATGCCGTCTGCGCCGCTGCTATTGCCCCGCCTAAAAACGCCGCGCCATTACTAGACGCCGTCACTGTGCGCGTATCCAACACGTTACCGCTTGCAACCACGCCGTCACTATTCGCGCTAAATGAAAAGCCCATGACCTCGCCATGCGCCGCGCCCGGTGCGTAGTTAGCCGTAATGTCCTTGAATATAAATGCGGGTTCCTCCGCCGTCTCGCCCGTGGGCATTACGGACATGAGACTGCCAGTGGTGCTGATAGTGCCAAACATCGGCGCGTCCGTAACTGTCGGGTCAAAAAATCCCTCCGCGCTGAATGTTCCACTTTTGACACCACTTAAAAACTCACTCCAAGACGAACCAAAACAAGTGGCGTCCACAATTTCTTTCGACACGTCAAGCGTCATCTGATTCTCATTGCCGCCTATGCTGTAGCCGTCAAGATAATTCGCTGCGTTCTTTAATATTCTCTTTGCCATTATGTGCTCCTGTACCAGACTACGTAATCCTGTATTCCACGCCGCACGTAATGTGCCGCGTCCACTGAGCCGATATTCTCAAACAGTCCCGGCTGCTCGTTCTCAAGTTGTATCGTGTCAACGTCAAGCCCCGACGTGCTGCCGCTATAATCATGCAGCGCAGTCCTCGTTGCCTCCATCAATGTTTGTAGCGGCAAAACCTGCGTATCATCAACGTACACATCTATCTGTACACCCGATTCACGAAAATCCAACGCGCTGCCCATTGCCTTATGAGGCACGTCGTCAACGGTGCTGAAAATGATATGCGGATACTCTGAGCCAAGTGGCGCAACGTCTGGGTAAATCCGCGTTGACACTAACCCAGTCACCGCCGTAGTTCCACTTAGGATGCTGTATATCACCTTACCCGCGCTCATCGCATTAGCCTCACGTTCAGTTTCTTTGCCTCACCCTCAAACAGTCTGCCTAGATGTTTACCGCTGCTTTGTATTACCGCTTTCTTTTTACGACGCCACGCTGGGCGCATGAACGGATGCTTAGGCGTACCTGGATGCCAGAGCGCTGTTCCATATGTTTTCTCACCACTTGACAGAACCCTCTTTGGTGCGCCCTTGCTGAACTTGCCAGGAACCTTAATCACGTGCCCTGGAGTTCCGAACTCTTCAAAGTGCGCGTGTGGTGCGCGAGCATATGATACAGCAATCGCAACACTGAACCTATGCCGTGACGTTGGCTTCGACATTACAAAAATAGAATCCCGTAAGTGGAATCCCTTTTTTCTATTTTCATCATACGCGACTATCCGTTTTGCTTCATCCCTCACGATTTCAGCAGCAGGCCTAAGTGCACTGGTTATTTTGTCAGGATCAACGCCAGCCTTTTTAAGTAGGCGTACAGCCTTTTTTAAGCCGTTAAGTCCCGTCAACTGCATTGTCACTGTAGGCCTTGCCATTAGGCGTTCACCGTCGTTATCAGGTCGAGGATTCGCCGCTTCTGGTCAACGTCAATAACACTTGTAACGTTGAAGGTTTGGCCGTTGTATACCACCCGCGTGCCAGTATCGACGTTGGCCAGGTAGCGGATATTAAATCTGTACGTCTCTTCCGACTTAACTTGTTTACCGAACAAAAACTCACGCCCATTCATCTCGAATACCGCCGCATGAACATGGCTATATGCTGTCGAGTACGTGCTGGTTATTCCGCCGTATACATCGGTGCTCTGCGCGGTAGAAGACACCGGATTGAGTAACGAAACTATGTGACGACGTTCAGCGATTCGCATAATTAAAACCTATGATCCGTATAGTCAGACATCAATGTATCCGCAACCGTGTTGCCGATCGGCACTTGTGAGGCGTGCCGCATAGCGTCTCTATGCTCAAATAAGTCAGACGCCCTGAACATCACGGCCTGTTTAATCATATCTGGTACGTCAGCCGCATCCCCATAGCCAGCCACAAACTCAACCGCAATCGGGTTACTCGGGTACAGTGAATCGGTCGGCCATGTGACACCGGATTTCAATGTTACTTCACCTAAATAGGCATTGACGTTCACTATGTAATTAGTACTCGAAAACGTGCTTGTAGTCCCGCCAGTTGTACCAATGTACTTAATGCTGGCTATACTCTGTAATGGCGGCTTCGGTATCTGCATGGTGTTGTCATCGGGCCAGCTATCCATATACATAGTCCATGTTTGATTGACAAAACTCCAGCCATAGCGAGACTCTAAATCCTGCCTTGCCGCTGTCGAGAATGTAGCAATAGTGGCGTCATCGGCTGTGCTGGAAATATATAAATACTCCTTCAACTCCGATGTCGCTACAGTCGCCGCGCTGGACGCTATTTTCAAAACGCAGTAACTCATCTCAACGCCCTTTCAGTCTACCCGTTCGTGTTGCCATGTTTCTCGCTGGCGATTCAACCATTGCACATTCTGCGGAGGCGGCGGGTATCGTGACGGGCAGTATTGGTTGAGAGGGTTCTCGATCTTCCACCGCCTCTGCATGTCCATGTTCCATTAGTATTCGCGCCCGGCCCGGATCAACGTCAACGATTGCACCCTTGACGTAATTACCGTTTGGCCCGGTTGTTATCATTTTTACTTGCATTCTTTTACCGCCCTATCCCTGAGCGCCTGCCACTTCTCACCATGCCAAACAGACTCCAGTGTTTCTGTATTCGCATCGCCCATCAAGTGCGCCCCACTGAAATCACCACAAGCCGCGCTAATTGATCCATCCCACCAAACCATAATGCGCTGCCACAACTGGCCGGGAAAGCGTTCAGCAACATCTATCTGGCGCTCTTCTTGGTCGTCTATGCCCTCTGGGTTATCATAGGAACTAATACTCACTATATCCGCTGTGTCTTTCCAGTAGTCAATAAAGCCCCGTTCCTCATTCGCGTTCTCTTTCATTGTCACCATCGAACAGCGCACCATCGGCAATGCCTGTCCCAGTTCGTTCCGTATCTCAATAAAGCGGTGAATCTTGCGCAACGTCTCGTGTAGTTTCGCAGGCTTGCGTAAATAGTTATATGTTTTCGCCTTCACACTATCGACCGAGAAGAATATCTTTGTCAGCCCCGCTTCAATCAATCCGCGTGACATACCCTCAGTCAACGCCACTCCGTTTGTGTTGAACATAATGTCAACATAGCCTAGTTTCCTACAGTACCGCACCATCTCAACGATGTCGGGATGTAGCAACGGCTCCCCCATGTAGTTGAACTTGATGCTCACCGCGCCCTTCTTAATGCCCTCTTCTGCGCATTTCTTAAACAGTTTCTCGGACATGAATCCAACTTTACGAAACTGCTTTTTGCTTATGGCGTTGGTTCGCCAACAGTGCGGACACTTAAGATTACAGGCATTCGTCACTTCAAGATCAATATGCAATGGAAACCGTGAAACATAATGTTCCTTCGGCCATTGCTCAAACCTTTTTCGATATAACCAGTAATCACTATCAAACGCCAGTTCCCAAGGTTGCGCCCCGTCGGGTTTGTGTTCTGCATAATTCGCTTGCAGGAGTATATCCAGAGCGTTATCCATTATTGACAACCTCCTGCGGCGTCCTAATGTTCGGCGGCTTCCACATGAAGTTACGCTGTATATACTCCATGTTGGACACAACGCCCATGCACTGGTTTTTGCTATCCCTTGCCTGTTGCTCTTTCTGGCTTTCCATTGCTACCCGCTGCTTATATTCAGCAGAGCGTCCAAACAGTTTCTTCTTAAATGCCAGAAGTGTTTCGTCATCATAGCCATATAACCCCGCCGTCTTGAGCAGGTCACAGTATGGCGTCACATATACCTTGCGCCCTGCGCCTTTCGCAAACCCAATCATGTATTCACATGATGGCCGCTGCTCTGCATACTCGCCACCCTCAACCTGAGCCATGTCCACGCCATAAATATGGATAGTCTCAAAGCCCTCAAGAATCGCCAGCGCAATCATGTAGGATACAGAGTTGTTAAAGTAACTCCCGAATGCCTGTAAGCACTTTTCGATTGGGAACCTTACGCTTCCAGGGATACCGTCCATTTTTTCTATTGTATAAATTGGAAAGCCCTTCGCCTCGCGTAACCATTTCAACTGATTACCATGTACCGGCATTGCGTACTCTTCCGGTGGATGTATATCAAACCACCTGAGCCGCCCCTGCTTCGCTAAATCCTGCCACGGTATTGATGTCCAGAGATTATTCAATCCCCATATCTCAATATCCAAGTCGCCAAACGGCGCAAGATGAAACGATGACGGCGCAAAGCCCACAATGCAGACTTGTTTCCTGCGTTGCGGTTCTGGCGGTTTTTCCGCTTTCGTTTCCGGCTTCAACTCAACCGGCTTGCCTTCGCCCTTGGCTACCATTTCTTTAACAACCTCGACTGTCGGTTCTTTACTTTCTGCCTCAAGTGTCTTTGCTTTTTCTTCTGCCCTATATTTCTCTTTCAAGATTCCCTCTCCTTTGTTTTATTAGGGAGCGGAGTCAACCGCTCCGCTCCCTAGGATGTCTGTTAAATCTAGGCTATTGCTGTAGCAATAACGTCCTCGGCATAACGGCACTCGGACAAAATTGCAAAAGCGCCACCCACTATAGCAACCGAATCAGTTGATTCAGTAACCGTCAAACTAACCCAATTCGAACCGTCAGACAGTTCGTCGGCATCCAGTTCAATCGCTACAGTCCAGCCGCCCAGAGTGGCAGTGGAAGGATCAACACCGGCAGTGGTGGCCGCCGTAAGTGCGCCCCACGTATCGCCGGTTGCCCGTGTGCGATAATTAAAACCAATATCAACAGCACCAGCCTGAGTTGAGGAGGTCTGCTCCTGAACGGTGATAGTAACATCAGCGTCAGCAGAAGACGCCCCACAATGCACGTACATGGTGGCGTGATTATGATTCGTCATTTTGAATACATCGGAAGTCGAGGCAGACGCAAAAACGTCTGCCTTCGGAACGATAAGGGGCACAAACAATGTGTTTCCTGTTAGCATACTCATGTTGTTACTCCTTAAGCCCTGGCAGCCAGTGCAACGAACGGCGACAATGTACCAGAGCTTCCGCCCTTGTACGGAGTCAACGCGCTATTCCACATCGGCTGTCCATCTATACGTATTTTGAAACGCATTACCGCTTCATCATTCACAAACCGTAGTTCCATGCTGACATCGGCTTTTACGCCATCTTTCTCAGCAACAATGTACTCGTTGAAATCGGCAAACAACATATCGCCAACGTCGCCAATGGCCGACGCCTGCTCAATTACGTTTACCGGCTTGCCTAGCAACTCGCCATACGGGGTAGCGGAAAGCCCACCCGGAGGCACAAACAGAGGCGCATCACCGGCGGTGGAATACGACAACTGCATAAGCTGAGGCCAGAGTGCCATGTTCATGTACCACTCAGCCTTCGGAAGCGAGGTTGGGTACATACGGGCAAACATCTCTGCCGCGTTTTCGCCAACAAAAGTGTCGGCAGTTTGCGAGGTCGACGCCTTGGCCTGGGTGACCAAACATGCGGCATTCAACACACCAAGCGGCTGGCCTGCGCCAGAGCCTCGGAATATGGCATCCTGAATCATAAAGTCGATCTCTTCACCAGCAGCCCGATTAATGAACGAAGCGGCGGCAGGAGTGTCCTGCATGAGTTCATCGGTCAGATAGGCGAGCACACCTAGTTTATGCAGGTTCAATTTAACCTGGCGATACTTGGGTTTGCTTCCAGTGAAATCTCCACCCTCGGCAATCCAGTAACCCCGAACTCCACCCTGGCGGGAACCAGTAGCGCGACTAGTTTCATCAACTCCAGGAATAGAGAGACTATTACCGGAGAGTGTCTGCTTACGGCACTTACTTAGTATAGTCCCATTGTCATATGCGCGGGCTATGAGTTCATCGGAGAAATCTTGCTGTACAAGAAATCCACCATCACTGTCAACGCCCTTACTTGCCCCACTTACGGAGCGTACTTCAAGCAGCCGCTTGTCGACTGTTATACCCTTGGATTTACCAGCCACAATAACAGCGTTAATTTGTTCGTCAAAAGACCGGAAGGCCATCGGTTCTCTTTCACCGATAACCCGCACTTCCTCGCGGTCTCCCTCTTTTTTGTCCTCGTTAATTTTCTCACTTGCAGATTCGTTAGCAAAAGTGTCAGCGGCATTCATTCGTGCCTCTGTATCTGCGCGAGTCTGAGCGTCAGCCATTTCAATCCTGACGGTTTCAACCTCATCAAGTAGGCTATTAGCCCTGGTGACTTCATCACCAGTTAACTCACGTTTCTCGTCAGCCGCTACTTTGCGCATAGCTGAAAGACTCTCCATTAAACCTGCAAGTTTGGCTTGCAATTCGTTCATCGCAGTTACTCCTTGTTTTTCAATTCGCGCTCTCGAAGGTCGAGCAACCGCCGCGCCTGCGCCAGTTTCTCATCCTCACAATCGTCACGCGCCTGCGTAACGTCCGCTTCCTCTTGCGCTTTATATGCTGAGTGGTATTCATCACGTGTACGAAGTCCCACGTCAGTAGTTTTATATGCCGGGAAAGTCACGGGGGATACATCGCGCAATCCTACTTCCAATAGATGGACGCGGACGCCTTTATCTGTTTTTTCTATCTCCTCACGGATAGGGACAAAGCCAAAGGACTGTTGAGTAATGTCCCCTCTTTCCATGCTGACTTTAAGGTTATTGGCGTAACTCGTATCAGGCAAGTCGACTTCCATCGCTAGTCCCCTGTCATCTTCATGCAACCTGAGTGTTCCGCTTTTGTTTCGCCCCAACAGGAGGCTGGGATCATGGTTAATCAACGCCCGTATGTCGTCATTTTTGATGGCATTAGTAAATGCCCC